GAAGAACTCCCGTTAAAATACATCGACGGTGCCGTGGTCTTCAGTGCATTAGCCTGTGCGTCCTCATCTTTGGAGTTGACTGAGAGAGTTGACCGGCCATCTGCTGCTGTTGCTGAACCGTCCAAGACGTTTGCGACTGCTGGCACAATATACCAATTAGACCCGTCATACTTAATGACGTCCCCGACAGAGACGCTATCACCGTTAATGGACAACGTGCCTCCACCCTGGTCGATGGTGCCTCCGTTTGCATCTGTGATGTCGTAATAATCGCCAGCAGTGCCTGTGCCGTCACTCAATGTAGTGATCGTGGTGTTGTCAGCATCCCATGCGCCCTTGGCAGTGTCTGCGCCTGTCGGGAGGTAGGTGGCATCAATTTTGCCGGTGCCGCTATTAAGAGGGCAGATGTCGTATGTAGTGGGTGCAGCAGTGAACGCTGCTGCCAAGTCCGCTCGCAGATTATTTCGTGAAATTTTTTGTGAACCGTTCGACGCGCCATCCAACATGTGGAAGTCGTCTGACGCTACTGTCGATGTTGTCTTCGCGAAATCTTTTAAACGTGTAGTTGCCATAATATTTTATTCCGGATCAGGTGCTGAAGTGGTTTCCCCGTCAAAATTGTATTCGATTAATGAGTTGCCAAGATCGTCCACCAAAGTGTCACCAGTATCAGTGACGATTGTTTTGATTTGTGTGTTTGTTAAAATGTATCTGCCTGCATCATCTACGACGAATGTTCCATCATCAGTAACAAGGAACTCCCCTTCAGCATCAGCAACGCCAATCAAGTTCCTGGGCAATGCCAGAGATGAAAAAAGAGTTCCTGTTCCTAAACCAACGATCATGGTGCTGCATAATATGCTGTGATTTCACCGCTGGCGACAGTAATCGATGTTGCTCTTCCGCATCGATAATGCATGCCGGCTGGAATATTTACTGCTGTCATCGATCCAGTGATGTCTGTCGATGTGATGTTGCAAACAGAGTCAGTGTGAGCAACAATATACGCATAGCCACCGTTTGCTATTGCTCGCGTAATCGTGCCGGCGCCTGATTGGTAGTCTGCATCGCTCGATCCAAAGTAACCGTCTTTACCGACGACCACTTCGTGTTTGCGATGATCAACATTCTTACCTACAATAATTTGTCCGCTTGCTCCCATGTTAATAACTTTCCACCTCTAAAGAGGTTAATTGACCTTGTTGTTGTTGTAGCTTCGCCAGTTCGTGATTTAGAACATCTTGAGCGTCTCTTTCAGCGACCCTTGCCCGATCAAGCTCTTGGTTGTGCCTTAAATAATCAGCATAGGTTCCCCTGATCAGATAGTCCTTAAAGATCGCAGGAACGCTTACGACATCCCAGAAAGAAGGTTGAGCATTAGGAGAATTATCAGATGTAGAAGAGACAGACTGGTTCGCAGTGTAGAAGTTTCCAATTGTGTTATCATAAACCTGATCACCTGATGAATAAGCTGTAGTCTGACTGTAAAGATCACCTAAAAATTGCGGTGGGACTTTACGGAAATATATAAAGGCACTTGTATTGCTCTCTGAAATTTGGACACCGTTTTCGCTTAGATACCAAGTTAAACTCGAAAGATCTGTATTCGCTTTTGGGCTTTTATTCCAGACTTCAAACACTGATCCTATCTCAGTTTCATTAGCCTGATTCAATGCGATATAATTGCCTTCATCGCCACCGGATTGAGTGATCGTTCGTTCTTCGGTCACGCAAACCTCAGGCCACTTGGCAGACTCCCAAGCAAACTTAATGCGCCGGCTTGCCAAATCTCTGACAAGATTCCATTCTGTTGTCGGCAAGTTGTTAAAATCAATACCTGCAAGAACAAGTATCTGTCTTAACACAAGCTTGTAATTGAGTGGATCAAGAGCCATACCCTACCTGCGTTTTGCCGGTGCCACTTGATTTTGAAACCATCTCAGGATGTTCACGCGCCATGCGTCTGCGGAATTCCGGATCTTTCCAGATCTCCTTCCCTTCTTTCCGGATCCACTCTTTATGGATCCTGCTGTCAACGACCATGACCGGAGCACCTAGCCCATCAATAGACCGTTGGTCTTGGGTGTGCCTGGCGATCTCCCGCTGTCGTTCCTGCGCTTCACGATGGCGTTGCTCGTAACCTTCCTCGTATTTACGCGCCATGTAATCCCGTATTTCCTCAGTAACGTCTGCCATAAATTTGTTCCTCGATTGTGAGGGGGAAAGCGAATCCCCCTCACGTCCGAGGGTGGGGTTTCTTTAACCTGTTGCCAGGCTAAATTTGATCAGTTCTTCAGTGCTGGGAGATCCATCAGCTTGAAATAATACAGCAACTTGCCTGCTGTGAAGTCTTCAAGATTGTCTCCTGTCGCGGTGAAACTGAAATCAATCGTGTCATCAACAGCATAGAGTTTTCCGTAAGTAATGCCGGTGTTTGTCGGCAACTTGTAGTCAACCTCTGTTCCAGCTGTGTCGATCTCAGTATTTGTCAGGTAGATGTCATCGTCATCACCATCACCAACTGAGTAGACCAGGCCGGATGAGCTTGGGCTGTCGAAGTCTTCCACGAGAATGTGCGGACCACCAAGGACAATTTGTCCAGCTTTCACTGGGATTGTCACCTCAATGGTTTCTGTTGCTGCTGCTGTATCCAGATCTTCGTGAGTAATGATGACTTCATGAGTCATCCCCAGCTTTGCCTGTGCTTCAGTTGTAAGCAAATTTACTTCTGCCATAATGGTATCCTTTCGATTAGCTAAGGTTTGTGTTGAATTGAGCCAACCCGACTGGATTGCGCACTTGCAAAGCACATCGTGCCTCGATCATAAAACGAGGACCACCACCACGATCTTCGAATCGCTCCACGGTTGGCGCCTTGTGGCTTCGCAGATCGATTTTGTCCATGTCCAGGAGGAATCCGCGACTGGTATCAGGTGCCGTCCCTGAAGGAGCAGTGAAACCAATGAAACTTGAAGGGACCACCTCGATGGATCCAAAGTCGCCCTCGAAAATCACAGTGGAATTTCGAATAGTTCCAGACGCTCCATCGTAGTTCAGATCGCGGCTGGAATAACCAGCAGTGGCGATTGTCCTTGTGAAATCGGTGAATGCTCGTCGAAGTTCGGATCCAGCGAAGAATTTGAAATCATTGATCATGCCAGTTGTGTCAAAAACAGACTGGAGCATGTCTTGGATATCAGATTCAGTGATGGATGCTGCTGCAGTCTCATCGATCTGAGCTGCTGCTGGGCGAAACGCAACTGGAACCTGATACAGGGTTTGATTTCCAATGTTTGTCGTATCCAGGATCCACGTTGAAAGACCACGGGTGAGATACGGGGCAGTTCCAGCTTCAGCCTGGTGTTCTTGATTTGACAGGAGTGTCGCTTCAATATCGCGCCCCAACTCAACCGTCTTCATCATGATGCTGCGAGCCATTTCATCGGTGACTCCAGCAACATTCGACACTTCCTGCGATAGACGCGAGACTTTCGCACTTCTGCGGAACGTCTGAAGGTAGGTTCTCAATATTTCTCGACGTTCTGCGTGGTTTTCGTAACTCGAAACGTCTGTCCCATCCAAAACTCCTCCAAGAGAAGGGGTTGCGTATGAATCTACGGGCCATTCCATCAGGGTATTCTGAGGAGTTGATCCGCGAGGCACTGAAGAGAGGAAAGGGGTTGCCTTCTCATCCACTAATGTGAGGACATCGAAAAGATCTTCTCTCTTTGCCGATTGGTTGACTTCAAATAATCCAGCCATGATATTTATCCTAATTTATCGGAGGTTTGCACGGGATTTGATCCACTGAGCCATTGCCTCCGGAGTTCTTTCTTTTTCCACCCTCTTTCTTGCTGCCATCAAATCCGCTTCACCAGTGCTGACCTGCCTTCGTTGCACAGCAGGTTTCCCAGGTTGTCTGGTTGGTTCAGGAGTCGGCGTCATGCTTTTATTGCCCTTCTTCGACTTCTCCTGCTCTATGTATTGGCCAACCAGTGACCGAGCAACCATCTGGTGAACATTTGGAATATCTGCCAGTCTGGTATTTCCAAACTCTGAGATGATATTGTTCACCCAGGCAGCAGGCTCACTGCGCGGATCACTCAGCCATGGATAATGTTTTGTCGCAACTTCAAACGATTTCTGCTGGTTGATGAGCTGCTTTTTTCGGTTTGGAATGTCGCTTCTCAGAAGGTCTTCTGAGTTAAACAAGATGTCCTCCAAAAACGCCTCAACGTCATCAGGAACATTGCCTGTCCTTTCTTTGACAGATTCCTCAACCGCATCCGGATCCCGCTTGTATTTCGCCAGATTCCGTTTTGCCCATCGTTCAGCCTCAATCGCTTCGTGCTCTAGGCTTTCAAGCTCATAAATAGTGTTTTTGCTTAAAGCCAACTTGTTAACCGGTTCTGGATCCTTCGGTCGATCCTGCGTCTGGCGCTTGAGATCGTAAATCTGTTGTCGCAATTCATCGTTTTGTTCTTCGATGCTTTTGTTGCGAGCGGTTAATTTATCGATCCGCTTTTGCCAGCCGCGATTTTCCTTCGGTTCCTGTGCTGGTTCTTCGTCATGTTGATCGTCTGCATTTTCCAACGATTCATCATGTTCTTGAACCTGCTCTTCGGCTTCCTCACCATCATTTCGATGGTCATATCCAGGCTGTTCATCATTTTGTGGAGTCTCGTCTCCACTCATTGAAGCTGCTAGTTGGTCGCGTATCGCTTGTTCTAGCCTCTCCATCCCACCAGTATTTTCGAGCGTAGATTCAGACGACTGGTTATCATCTGTGCTCGGATTAGGATTAATCATGCCTTTTTTAACGGTAGCAAGTCACCGTATCCAGCGCATTAAAGGTGGCGCAGTCACCCATAGTCAACCCTCGGAGGTCTTGAACATTCTTTATGACAATCACAGCAAACTGTCAACAGGCAAATCATGTCGGTGATTGCTGCCTATTGTTTGCTTGGGTGAAAATGTCGTTGATTAAATCAAACAAATCCTTCGATGTCGCCAGCCTTCCTGCTACGAAATGCCGCTGTGAATCAGTCAGATTCATCTTGGTTAATTCAGCTGAATCTGCCTGTGCAGCATCCTGCAAAATAAACATGATAGCCTTTCGAAGCGGATGCTCCTGGTGGACATCGAACGCATCAAGTATCCATGGCTCATATGGCACATGTTCAGTATTTTGATTTTCCTCAGACATTCTGGTTAACTCCTATTCTCCCGATCTGCTTGTTCTGTTGCTGCATGACACTCATATTTAAATTTTGCACATACCGATCGACAAGCTCTTTAAACATAGGCTCATTCTGATACTGCTCCATGTATTTCGGATTTGCTTGGATGATCTGATTCAAGAACTGCATTTTGATATTCGCAGTTGGATCATTTTCGACGTATTCAGCCTGGTTGCCCAATGACATGTATGCCACTTGGCTCTTCACATCGTTGAACATCTTCTGAGATGCTTCTGCGTTGTCTGTGATCAATTCTTCAGCCAATGATGGATCGATGACCTGAAGTTTTTTACGGATCAAACCAACACGATCAATCACACCAAGATTGTCTTCCGGAAGGATGAAATTGGAAATCGCCTGCAACTTTTTCTCGACAAACTCGTTGTCCATCTCGCGCACATCGAAGTGCATCTGGAAATTGTGCATGCCTGGATCCCTTGGAATCATTTCACCGGTGCCGGTAACTTTAGCATATCGCTCATCGGAGTCAAACCGCTGGATGAGCGCCCATATACGACATATCAGATTGGATTGATGTCTCAACCACCTGCTGACTACCACCTGTTGCTGGATTTGCGTTTCACCTGGGGGAATCTCCGGATTCGAACGTCCAAAGTATCGATCAACCCGCTTAATGATCTCCTCCATTGTTTGGAAGCTAATCTCCGGACCTCTCGATGGGCTTTCCATCCAACTAATGTCACCAGGCCTGGTTTCGGGAATCTGCGCTCCTGGGCCAATCTTGAGCCTTTGACCATAGCGTAAACTAACCTTTAACGGAGGGAGCGTGTCGAATGTGGTGCGATCAAAAACCTGATCAGCTTGTGCCTTGTATTCCGTTTGCCAGGTTCGTATCAGTTCTGGGATCCCCCTGGATTCCAAAGGCGCCCTGCGCGAACGCTCCATCATGAAGAATTCAAATGGATACTGGTCGCCGGCTTCAGTGACCAGCTCATGCACCCCGTAGAGCTCTGCTCCTCGATTGTCTTTTGTCAAGTAAGGCGAGAAGACTGTTTGATAAATACCGACATTCCCTCGCTCATCTGCTCTCCTTGAATATGCATAAACGACCTCTACCATGTTGGACCGATCCTCAACCCGATCAGTCTCGCCCAAAACAGGCGAGTATCCTGAGTCCCAGATCTGTGAGTGCTGACCTGTGGTCTTCTTAATCATGTCGCAGAAATCAGCATCCCACTCTTCGCTTGATTTCTTCTCCTCGATCTCAGCTGTCGTATAGTAATCACGGCGAAATATAACCCGGGCGCGTCTCCAATCTGTCGTTTCCGGTGGAATGAGAATTTCGTGATATGGGCGAAGAGCAGTGATACACGGTTGATTACGCACCATCTGCGTTTCTTCGAAGGTTGTGGTTCCGGTCTTGGCAAGTTCCCGGATATGCTTAAGAGCCTTCTTGAAGGAAAGTCCCTCATTCGCAGCAGCGATGAGTGATGCCATTTCCTCCTGCGTCCCCTCCTCTTGAATAGCGGCGGCCAGAGTGTCGAACTTTTGAGGATCCTGAACCTTCAGGAAGCCGGCGAGCGTTTCCAAGGTGATCGTTCGGGGAACTTGGGCATAGCGGCGATCCCAAGCAGTATGAAGGACACTCCAGCCATATTGTGCCGCATATTCAGCATGGAGTTCCAACTCCTCATCCCATTCAGGATTCAAAAGAGTTGAAAGCATCCAGCGTAAATATAATCCGACACCAGCAGCGTTTTCATCATCGCGTGTCTCTGTGCCTCGCACGTTGAGCACGCTCCTTGCCACCGATGTCATTTTAAGGTTGACGATGAATTTGCACACCTCGTCGGCAAGTCGAATTCGGGTATCACTGGCGCCTTCCCATGGGAAAGCTTTTACGCCAATGTCAGCAGCATGCTTTTTGCCGTCACGGTTTTGACCATCCCAGAGTGCATACCTAGTCTCGTCAGCATCACGCACTCGATGAGTGATTTTCTGGTCGGTATAGGCTCGCTTGAACTCCTGCTCAAGCTCCATGACATTTGGCGCGGTCGTAACCTGCAGCTTCTCTTCTGTTGACATATATTTTTGAAGTTAAATCAATAACTTCCACCCTCAAATGCTTGCAATCCTGCTCCCTCAATATGGACAGGATCCATTAAAATTAAATACCTCAACGCATCCACCGGATCCTTGGATGCTCCTTTTTCCCCGTCCTCCCCCGTCCATGTATTCAACGAATAAATCAAATTTCTGCATTCTTCCGAAATATACAGTTTCGGTTCGTTGAGCACACTGATCGGCTCCTCACTGTTATAAGCAAACAAATTATTGACAAGAGCGCAACCTTCATCTATCGACGCACCCGGGGCAGGCGTGAAGTAAAGACTGGTCTTGTTATCGCTGTCACCATCCTCCGGTTTGGCCAAAAGTTCAATCAGAGACAGGTTCCGCTCCTTGGTTCCCAGGATCGCTGTCTTGCCTGCTCTCGGATCGATATACCGATCTGCCATCGGCGCATCATTCTTTTCCAGCTCCAATATCAACTTCTTGTATTCTGGAAGATTGCGTCCACAATCCGTTGTTTGCGCTGGACCCTTCTTGCCGTCCGCTTTATGACTGGCAAGCGCCCATTCACCGTATCGCTTCCAGTCAGGCCACTCTCGGTAAACAAACAAACGTCCAACATCATCAGCTCGCAGCCAAAGCATGAACCAGTTTCGATCTCCCCCGGTTGGATCGATGACCATATAATTTGTTCCCTGTTTAGGAATGTCTTTTTCTTTGACGATGTTCGAAGCTCCAAACCGTGGGAACTTGCCAGTAATCGGGTTTGATACATACCCATAACCACGGATCTCCCGTTCCTCTCGAGTTCGACCACGCATGGTCCGCTCCAGCTGGTCAAATGGTGAATACGGATTCCATTCCGAAAAGAACCAGAAAATCACACCGTTTCCCCCTCTGGTAATCGCCTTGTATGGCATATGCCCGGGAGGAACCCCTTTAATGCTGCTGCGCTCCTCACTCTTGAGCAACTGTGCCGGCCTAGTTTCAACAATCGTGCATCCATCCAAAGCATCTTTTACCGTGGGAGTGTATCCCTCGATTGGAGTGAATGTGATAAGCAACTTCCCCTTCCTGGTGACTGTTCGGTATTTCAACGTCTCAATCCAGTTGAGCGGAACCAACTCGTCCATCCAGATCAAATCAAGTTCTCCACCCTCCATCGTCTCCAGGTCTTGAGTGTAATTTTTAAACCAGCATTGCGCATGGTTGATCCCGACAAAGGTGCCACCCGAGAATCCGTTCTTCTGGCTGAATCCAACATTCAACACTGACCGCACCGCACGTTTCTGGTCCTTCCATTCAAGTGGTAAATAATGATAAACGATCGGTTGCTGAACCTGGATGGACGATTGGCTCGATGAATGACAACACCAGGCATTGTATTTTGGATTGTTAACCATGAGCCTGAGCAATGTCCTAGCTGCATACTGTGTTTTACCTCCACGATTCCCTCCAAAGATGTAAACGATGTCCACATCAGGATCGTCCATCACTTCATCCACATCTTTCCAATGCCCAAACACATTGGGCGCCCTTCGCCAATCAACACCCCAGTTGAAAGGATCCACTTTTTCCATGTGGATCATCTCCTCCCTCTTCTCCATGTATTCCTTGAAGACGCCGGCCTCATGCATGGCGACGATCTCTTCGTCGCTGGGCATCTTGTAAACCGGATGCACCGACATGATCCCCTTTGCCTGCTCCTGGCCAGGCAACTCCTTCCCGTCTACCCCGTATCGCTTTCGGACTGTCATACCATTCTGCGTGGAAGGCCTCTCACCCGATCAGTTGAATGATACTGATACATGCCTTTGCGCTCGGTTCGTTGGACATTGATTTCCATCCCCCGACGAAACATGAAATTGTCTTTCACCCGCACCGTCAGTTCTTTCCCGTCACCGAAATCCACCAATACAATCTGCCTGTTGATCGGAGTGCGAACCACCTTCAGCTTCCTTGGCCAACCAGTGGGCTCTTCCTGCTGCACCGGTTCCTCAGTCGATACCTCCTGCGATACCTCATGCGATACCTCCTGCGATACCCTAAGCTGTTCCGGATCGATTCCACCTTTATGCATCTGCCCAAGGACATCCGCACAAGCCGCAGCCAACGCAGCCTCACCGGCATCCATGCCCCCAGGGTTTTCTCTCAAATCGGCCGCATTCGCTGTCGTTCGCCGGCTCGGTTTACGTGTCATCTTTTTATTCTTTTCCATGATTGTCTGTTATGTTTTTGATTGCTTCACCCGAAAATTTACCCTGACCACTGATTAGTCCACCAACCGCTGCATTAATCTTGTCGGCGCATTCACTACACAGATCTTTCTCCATCATTTGAACCCAACCAGCTGCTTCCGGCCCACCACAAAAAACAGCATGAGTCATTCCTGCGCCAAGAGTCAGCGCCCTTCGGAACTCTTCTGTTCGACCACAATTAAACCCATCGCAGGTCATTTTTGTTATTTCCTCTCGCATATCTTCGCTATTCCATTTCTCCCTCATAAAAATCCATTTCCCCAAACGTAATGCCAGCCTTTTCAAGCTCCCACTCGTAAACGTATATGTGATCCACATCATGCCCAGCAATGCACTCAGCCCAACCCACCCTGGCCAATATCCACCCCTTTAAAACAATGCCGAGGGCAATTGACAAAATGACATGCAACCAATCAATTCGCTTTTTCATCGTTTCCATGTTCCTTCTTTAATCGCCGCTTTCCTCACCACGCTGTATGCATTCAGGCATGTTCGGCACTGATATTGTTTGCCGTCTGGATCCAGCCTGTTTTTGGCAAACTGATCCTCTGGCTTGGTCTGCCCGCACCCTCCGCAGTGTTTGGCTTTCATGATAACGTCACAGTCAGGTCAGGTTCTAATGTGATGCACTCGAAATGCAGTGCTCCGTATCGCTCTCTTGCGATTTCTTCAGCAAGCCTTGCCATTGCTTGTTGAGTTATTTCAACTTCATGAACGGTTGTCTCTCCGTTCTCATATGTCAAAACTCTGGCTCTAATCTTCATGCTTTCCCCTCCATGATTTCTTTAGCGAGTTCCTGCATGGCTTCCATGAAATCCGACGAGTATTGCCTCATCTCGGTTGCGTGCTTTGCATCTGCCCGTCTCTCAACCTCCTCCATGAACTGCTCAAGGTGAACGTATGGGCCATGCCTAAAAACCTGTGACCGGACACTACACCAATGGCCCCGCTTTGGGCCGTTACAACCCATCACTGGGGCGTTTATGTCTTCGCTGGCCCAAACTGTCATTGGCGGTCGGTTGGGTGTGGTCATTGATTCCCTCCGTATTGTCCAATCATCTGCATCGCTGCTTTACCTTCCACTGTTAATGCTTCATCTTGTCTGACATACTCCAATTGCATTGGTAGTGCATCCGATATGGTTGCAAGCTCGTTGAAAAACTGTGCTTGCCCGTCGCTTGGCAATGACCAAAATAGTTGAGCTATTTCTTGTGGTGTTATCTCAAGCTGATAGTCTATTGTTACCTCTTTTTTAAATCTTGCTTTCATGCAAATCCTATATGTTGCGGTGGGGCTTCGCCACCTCTTGCTTGTTTGATGGCCTCTCGCAGAGCCGTCATTGACGTTTGGCCTGGCGAAGTGTCAACCTTGGAGTGGTCCGTGTCGTCTAGTACGAGAGAATCCAACTCGTTCACGCATCTACGCATTCCAATAACAACACCTTTTAGTAGAAACAGTGCGTCCGAGTCTCCTAGTTTGTGACCTATCTCATCAGCTATCCTTTGGTAATCGTCTGCAAGCTGAGATAGCCTTCTTTTTTGTTTTGTTAGTTCTTTCGTCATATTCTTCTCTTTCTAAATTGGTGGCCAGTCCGGTTTCTCACCGGAGCCGCTGAGCCGGGTTCTCCTAGCCTTTGCGCGGTTTCTGCTGGCCGTTAATCATTCATCTACCTCCTTGCAGACTCTGACCTTGCTGCAGGTGTAGCCAGCAGCCAAATACTGACTCCACGGTTCGGGTGGATTGCTGGATGGGATTGACTTTCTGAATGCTATTATTGCCTCATCCTGTGTCCGCCCAACCATCTCAATCTTGCTGTGACAGGGGTCCCAAATCTGCCATTGTTCGCGCCCCTCATCGTAAGCCTTGGCCTTGGCTCGGAGGGTGGCGAGTTCTTTCTTCAGCCGCTTATTCTCCTCCATGTAATAGTAAGCGTAATCTGTCATTGTTTTTTCACTCATTGCTTCCCCTTTCTGAGTTTGTTGATGTATTCCCCGAGATG